GTATATGTGTTTCCTTCAACAGGTTTTGTACAAGGAACGAATCCGGTGTTCAAGGATTCATATTTTGGCGTTTCTCTACGATACGGAGTATTACTTTTTGTGGAAATAGCTGATTTTTTTGCAGGACTTTTAGAATAACTTTTGCCAGCAATTTGATTGAGTGCTTTTGTGAAAGCATCTTTTTGCTCTTGTTGAGCTTTTGATAGTTTTTTACTTTTGGACTTTGGAATATAGCCGTAAATCATCATAATAAAACTCCTGTATCAATAGAAGTTCCATTATATGATATACCGTACTATAAGTCAAGCGATGTGTTGTTTGGAAGCAACACTTCCTCTAATTCTTCTTTCCAATCATCATAAGAATTGGTTAATAACTTCTTAATCTCGGAATGTTCATCACGGTGTCGATTTACTTCATAATTATGATCGTCATTGTAATTTTTATTTTTGCGGAATTTGCCTACAAATTTTGTCACTCATATCTCCTATTACGGTAATAAATTTGGAAAAGCTTCTTTAATAAATTTATAATTTAAACCTTTTACACCTAAATCTTTTTGAAAAATACCGATAATAACTTCAGCTTCTCTTGGTTCTAAAGCTTCGAGCATTTGAATTAGTAATTCGTTTCTTTTTTGAGGACCAAGTTTTTCAGCCGTTGGATCACCTTTTCTAAACATATACAATTTACGAATTTCGGTGGAGAGTTGCGTTCTAGAAATTCCAGGTAGTGTATCTGTTGGAATTTTATAATTGTCTGGCATTTCTTTAATTAACCATTCAATTTGAGGATGATAAGCAAGTTCAAATACAAGTACCAAAACCTTAGATAAGTTTTTTTCAATTACTTCCATTTTATCTTTTTTGGTTTTGGCTTCTTCAATTTCGTCTAATACTTCAAAAATATTCTTCATTAAAATTCCTCAATTACATCCATTAAATTCTTTAGTTTATGTTCTATAAAATAGTTCAATAACTTTTGGCGAGATGCCGGTTTTGTTTCGTCATAGGTATTTATGATGTTTCGTTTGATTTCTTCTGGAATCTTTGTTAGGTCAATAAGAGTAGAGTTTCTTGAATAGTTTGCTTTATCTGTATCAGAATATGTTTCAACACTCTCATTAAGATATTTTTCTAAAACACCTTTCGTGATTGGCTTTTGGCGGAGGTCACGAACAAAACAATCTGATGGCGAAAACATATTTGGAATGCCATCACCTTTATCGCCACGAATAATCTTTTCTTTGAGTTCAACCAAAGGATTTTCTGATTTGATATACTTCTTCAAAGAAGGATTATATTGTTTTACATTAGGCCCATATTGTTGTAATTGTAAAAAATCTCCGTCACTCGATAAAATCAAAATCTTTTGGTCACAAGCGTAAATTGGAACCAAAGTGCCAATGATATCATCTGCTTCAGCACCTTCAACATCAATGACTTTGTATGGAAATGTTTCTCTGAGTTCTTGTTTAAGTTTGCCAAGAATATCAAAAATTAAGTGCCAATCTAGATCGGACTTATCTCTTGTTTTCTTACGGCCTGCTTTATAGAAAGGAAAGAATTCTTTGCGCCAGTATTTACGGTTGTCGCAGCATAATACTACTTCACCGTATTCCGCTTTGAAATTTTTAAGATGGTTTCGAATAATATTTAATACCATATGACGAATTAAATTCTCATCAAGTTTGGTGTTTTTCTGATTGGATATTTGTGCCATCAGGCCTGCAAGCAACACTTGGTTTAAATCAACTAAAATCATAATAAACTTTCAATAGTTTCAAAATTCTATTGTATCACACTTCAGTCATTTTGTCAAATAAATTATCAATAAATTTACCAGAAGTCTTAGTTTTTTTGGCAATAATACCATACCAATCTTGTGGTATTAATCCAGAAACATATTCTAATGGGTCAATTAAAATAGCTTCAAATTTATCAGGATGAATACACATACCATTTGTGTCGTGTTTATACAACAAAATTTGATAACAATTTCCCAATTCGGTTCCATCCAAAGATTCTTCTTGTTTTTCAAAAGTTCTTAATTGAATGTCAATTGAATCATCATCTTCATTTGCAATAAAATACAATACATCAAACTTTTCGTTTTTTATTGGATTAAGCCAGTTGAGCATAATAGTCCTTGTATGTGTGATTTCCTCACCCGTACCATTATCCAAGTATTGTAATAGTCATCTGATTCTAAAGCACCTTTAATAAACTGTTCTTTAGCTTCAAGATAACCACACTCACCTTTAGATCGGCAAAGATGTGTTATTTCACGTTTAAAATTGTCGTGTCCTAATTGTATCACATCTTTGGTCAAACTGTCACTACTTCCATAGTAAGTTTGCCAATCTGAAGGTGCTTTGTATTTCTTCCGTTTACCTTTGACTTGTTTGGTTTTGGCAGAATAAAAGAATTTCTTGCCTATGTACTTCTTACCATTAGTAAGATTGGTTATTAAATATACAAACCCGTAATTATCACCAATCAAGTCTTCCGTAAAATCTTTACCATTATATTGCCAGATTATTCCCATTCCTCATTTTCCAAATTGTCATCGTCATCCTCTATATATTCTTCTTCCAACTCTTGGATGATTTCGCCACAAAATGGACAATGTTCTGGTAATTCTTGTGATACTAATTCTTCTACAAATGCAATGCTGTAAGATGATTCACAGCTATTGCATTCTCCGGCTAATTGTTTTTGATTCATTTTTATTCCTTAGTGTGCCCAAATATCACCCCAATCTCCAGTTAAAGAACCTTTAGCATAATCAGTTGCTCGGTTCTCAAAGAAGTTGGTGTGTGTTGGAGCGTTAATCATTTCCTCGACCCACGGTAAAGGATTCTTCTTCACTTTAAACACACCTTTGAGTCCCAAAGAAATCAAACGTCTGTCGGCTATATAACGAATATACTTCTTAACATCATCCGAAGATAAGTCTTGCATTGCACCCATCTCAAAAGCAAGATCAATGAACTTATCTTCTAATTCAACCATCTTTTCAGCAATAACATAAATTCTAGATTTTAACTCATCGTTCCATATTTCACGATTTTCTTCTATATATGTTCGGAACAATTTAATCATATTTTCGGCGTGTTGTGTTTCATCAACAATAGACCATGTTACAATTTGACCCATGCCTTTCATTTTACCGTGACGTGGGAAATTTAACAACATAATGAATGATGAGAACAGTTGCATACCTTCTGTAAAGGCGGAGAATACAGCAATATGTGTAGCAGTATTTTCTTTAGTAGTATTTTTAGAAGCAATATCTAAAACATAATCGTGTTTCTCTTTCATTTCTGCATATTCCATAAATTCAGAATATGTTGTTTCAGGTAATCCAAGAGTTTCAATTAGATGTGAATATGCCGCAACGTGTAATGCTTCACGAGCAGCAAAACCCATCAACATCATACGGACTTCTGGTTGACTAAAATAAGGTAAATAATTATTAACGTAACCGCCGGCAACGTCAATATCACCTTGAGTAAAAAATCTAAAGATGTGTGTTAAAAATTGTTTTTCTTCATTTGTTAATTTTTTCTTCCAATCTTTTACATCTTCAGCCATAGGAACTTCAGTATGTAACCAATGTGACTGTTCATGTTTTAACCATGCGTCATAAGCCCATGGATAGTTGAAAGGTTTGAAATATGTTCTTTCTGAGGTAATATCTAAATCTGTTTTCTTAATCATTCTTATCCTTCGCAAGCGATACAATCGTTGCCTTGTGCTATTTGTGACATATCAAGTTCTTTAATAACTTGACGCTCTATTTTCTTTGATACCTTATCAGCTTTACCAATCTTTTCTGAACGGCAATAATATAAAGTTTTGAGGCCTTTTTTCCATGCCATATAATGTATAGCATGAACATACTTAATATTCGCATCAGGTCTAAAGAACAAATTCAATGATTGTGCTTGGTCAATATATTGTTGTCTATCTGCAGCCAACTCAATGACCCATCGTTGGTCAATCTCCATTGATGTTTTAAATACTTCTTTATCATGCTCTGACATCCAGTCTAAATGTTGAACTGAACCATCATTAGCAATAATAGATGACCAAACTTCATTGTACCAATCTTCTGGTTTTTCATTTGATATTTCAATAATCAACTCATCCAACCAACGATTCTTATTTAAGAAAGAACCCGAAAGAGTATCTTGTCTATAAGCGTTGGCCCGATACGGTTCAATACTAGGTGAAGTGTTACCCATAATAATGGAAGATGAAGCATTCGGAGCAATAGCCATAAGATGACTAAATCTAAAACCAGTACCGACTGCATCAGGAGCTTCACCTCGTTCAGAACCAAGTTGAAGATTTGCTTCGTCTAATCCTTGTCTAATTGATTTAAAAATTCTGTTATTTGCAACTTTCGCCATAACACCTTCAAAAGCAATACCATTTCTTTGCAAGTATGCGTGAAAGCCTAAAGCTCCAATTCCAATGCTTCTTTCACGGCCAGCAGAAAACTTAGCACGGCTAATGGCATCAGGAGCATTATCAATAAAATACTGAAGCACGTTATCAAGCATTTCAGCAACATCTTTAAGAAATAGTGGTTCATTCTTCCATGCATCATAATTTTCCAAATTTAAACTAGATAAACAACATACTGCTGTGCGTTGTTCATTCGTAGGTAAAATAATCTCACTACACAAATTAGATTGATGTACTTTCAATCCTTTATCTTTTAACCATTTTGGTAGATGTTCATTACTTGTATCAATGAAATGTATGTATGGTTCTCCTGTGTGCATACGCAACTCCAAGATCATCTGCCATAGTGTCTTAGCGGATACAGTCTCTCTTACTTCTTTTGACTTTGGATCAACCAATGGCCATGAATCATCTGCTTCTGGATCTAACATACATTGCTCAATGATTTTCATGAAGTCATTTGTGATGTTGACACCATGATGTAGATTTAAACACCTTTGATTTTGGTCACCAGTCGGCTTACGCATTTCGAGGAACCCAATGATATCAGGATGACTAATATCAAGATAAGCGGCGTAGCTACCACGGCGAGTACGACCTTGACGATAAGCGAGAGAACTCGCATCATATATTTTAAGATGAGGCATAACGCCTGTACTTTTATCATCAGCAGAACGGATACCAAAACCAATGCCCACACCACCCCCCAGCATGGATAACCAATTAGTTTCCGAAAGGTTATCAACTAATCCCTCCGCAGTATCTTCAATATAATTAAGGAAACATGATATAGGCATACCACGCTTACTGCGACCAAAAGAAAGAATGGGAGTGCTATAAGAGAGCCAATGCTTGCTAGAATATTCGTACAATCTTTGGGAATGTTCAATATTGCTACCAAATGATTTTGATACAAATGCAAACCTGTGTTGAGGAGAAGTTTCATCTTCTCGCATATAACTTTCTTTAAGTCTTTTGATTCCAAGTTCATCGAATAATCTGTCTCTTTCTAAATTTATGTTAATACCTAGGTATTCCATGTAGTCGCCTTGTTGTTATTGTTAAATTAATTCTTTAATCATCGGGAATATTGGCTCAATCGCATTAGCGCAGGCAAGAGCAATTTCACGATGTTCCTTTTGTGTTGCTTTATCACTCCGTAGTTGTATATAGTGAACCCACGATCTCATAGTTCCATTCATGTACATTCTTGATTTAGTCATACCCTCAGGTAAAACTGCACGAGCTTGTTCTTTAGCTATACCGTTATCTAACGCCCATTTGTATGCTGATTCAACTCTCATGCGAACAGCCAATTGTTCTTCTTCCCATCTTTCGTTAAGATACTCGTTATTGTTTTCAATACTGTTCTGCCTGTTTTTTACATCTTGCAACCTTGCTTCTCTTGTTTCAAACCCAAGCTGTGATGCGTCAGCATATCGTTGTGAAAACTCTTGAAAACTAAAACTACGATGCCTTAAAATCTGCCTTGCAATATCTCTTGTTGTTTCAATTTCTAAACACACATTAACCATTTCTAAAGGTGACCAATGTTGATTTTTAATCAGATAACGAACTAACTTCTCAGATGTTTCTTCATTGTTTTGATTTGATGGATTTGATACTCTTGCTACATATGCAATTTGCTGTAATAAATCTTTACCGTCAGCGCCTTGTGTATAATTAATTAATTTAACGTTCATTTACCATATCCTAAAATTTCATTTTTATAATCTTCTGACCAATAGTCATAATACTTTGTTTTTAACAATTTATTTCTTGCTTCTATTAGTTTGTCTTTCGGTTGTACCAGTATAACTGGATATTCGTTGTTGCCTGTATTTAATCCGTTGATAAAACCTGGACTACTTGGGTGATCCTTCAGAAAAATTAAATCGGGACGTTTTGATTGTAACCTTGATATTAGTTTTAGTAAATCCTCATCAGTTAAATTTTTTGATAGATTATAAAAAACAATTAATTCAAAATCACTTGTTGATTCGGTGTATCGTAGTATATATGCTTCACATTCATAGGCAATTGTTGTCCAAAATACTTTTTTATCTTCTAATGCTTTTTTGGCAAATGGACATATACTAAATCCACCAATCTCATCCTTCTTCTCAGATAATCTTTTTACCCATGATATTAAACTTTCTTCCAATTCACAAACTCCATTTTAGCTCTAAGATTAACGAATGTATTATTACTTATAATGTCTTGAATTTCATCAGGAGAAAACCCATCCAACACCATTTGATTAATGTCTTTAGAATC